ATCCTGCGGACAAACGGGTGCCTGAATGGGTCGCCAAGTTTGCGGCAGAGTGCAACGAGCTGGGTGGCAATAAGACGCCATCAAAGCCTGACTCAACCCGCACGAATGGACATGCGATTGACTCTGACCCTGACGACCACGTTGACGGGATTCCATTCTGACATGACATCACCAGAGATCGGGGCCTTGCTTGCAAGGCTCTATTCCAAGGAACGCAAATGTTCGGATGAGGTTGGGGCTGAAATCCTGGCGAAATCCTTTCCAGCCAAAACTTATGCCGAACATCTTTGCGACCTGAAAACCGAGCGAGCCATACGGGATGCCAAGAAGGCTGCCATCCGGCTCGACAACCCTGACTGGGCAGAGTGGCAAGTGATTGACGAGGTCAATTGCTACATGCCACCAGATTGGTGGGAAGGCGATGAATACTGGGAGAATCGTTTCGCCTGGGCGGGCACTCCTTCAAGTTCAAGGTTTTAAGAGGACATCATGACCAAGACAGATTTAGAGTTCATTCACGACGAGATGGATCGGTTCAAAAAGCAAACCAATCCAATCCTGACAGTTTCGCCAGGGGAATATCTGGACGACCAGGAATCGGCAATTGTCGAGCGGTTCGCCCTGGATGTGATCCGAGCCATCAGAGGCTTCAGAGGATCATCCAGTCGAGTGGTCTTGCCAAAGGTCACAGCAGCAGACGAGTCATGCGAAGAGTCAGTCCCGTCAGACCGCTGAGAGAGTTTGTGAGAGACTTTGAACTCCGGTCAATGCAAGTGCGGTGAAAGCTGTGGTGGTGTTCATGATCTACACGATCGGGCACAAGTGCCTGAGCAGCTTTCCAACGGGATTCATGGACGGTGACCGCTGCCACGGATGGCATTTGCCGCAAATGGTTTCAGATCTCAATTTACCCTTGGTTTCTGGGTTGCCCCAAATCCAAGATTGAGATTTGCAAGGGTTCGATTCCTTTGTGCGGATTGTCAGGGGCTAAATCCAGCTCGCTGACAGACTCCTAGTTGGTGCAATTCGAGTTTGTTCATGGGCAATCAGCCTGTCGAACTCACAAGGATACCAGGGGGAGTTGACCGACCATACTCGCGCCGGGGGCGACCAACCCCCGGCATTCAAACAACGCATCACGGAGGTTACAGCAATGCTAGTGCTATCACGGAAGAAGAATGAATCCATCATCATTGACGGCCACATCGTCACAATCGTCGAAATTCGCGGCGACAAGATCAAGCTGGGCATCGAAGCGCCACGCGAAATTAATGTGGATCGGCTGGAAGTTTGGGAAGCAAAACAACGGAATCACATTTCAACAGAAACGAGCAGCTCATGAGCCAGTATAATCGTTTTGTAAGTATCAACGGCGAAACATCGGAAAAGTCGCCAATTAACGCAAAAACTCAGGTGATTACACCAGCACTTGCTCTGCAATTAATTGCAGACAGTGTGAATTTTAAAAACCGCACATTAAGCCCCAACGTAATCAAAAACTACTGTGATCAAATGAAACGAGGTTTATGGAAGAGTAACGGCGAGTCACTCATTATTGACCAGGAAGGGGCCGTTATAAATGGGCAACACAGGCTTCACGCTATTGTTATGGCTGATGTTCCAATAGAATTGCTAGTGGTGAGGGGTGTCAAAAGGTCAACGTTTAACACGTTAGATAAAGGAAGAAAAAGAGTAAGTGGAGACGTGCTGTTTCTTGCTGGATACACTGAAACGCGAAGTCTGGCCGCTACGATTAATTCTGTTTATAGCTATTTGATTGACGGAGTGTTTGTCAATGCTAGATCTGGCTCTAGCCAAAATGTCTCACCAATGATCGTCGAGTTCATCGAGGAGTACCCAGAAATTGTGACCTCGCAAAAATTTATCAGTGTGGCTTCCAAAAAGGTGGGATGGTTAACTCCGCCAAGTGCTATGGGAGCACTTCACTATCTTTTTGGAATATTGGAGCCCAAAAAACGCGATAGTTTTTTTGATGAGTTCATTAAAAACCAATCGTCAATAGGTCACCCAGTCCACACGCTAATCCAATCGCACCTGTCACGACAGATTGCACTACTTATGAAAACATCACTCGAAGTTCGGTCGGCATTGTGGATCAAGGCGTGGAACTCTTACGTCCGTGGTGAAGAAATACACATCCTCAGACATTCGCCCGAAAACCATGCGTTCCCCGCAATTCACAGGCTTGACCGGCTTGCTATGAAAGCTCACGTATTGCGTCGATTTCAAGGTGGAAAATAAGTCAACCATGAACATCATCAACGTCCCATCCGTCTACTTGGTCGGCAAGCAGGAACTCAACAGTCTTGACTGTGCCGAGTTTTTGGAAGCTCACGGAGTCGAACACTGGAACACCGACACCGATAACGCTGGCGAGCAGCTCGTGGAGATCGCTGGCCGATTGTGCTACATGAGCTTTGCCAAACCGCGACCAGGCGGGAACCAGGCTTATATTAATCACATCTTGGAAGTGGGGCATGGATCGGTCTTGGAGCATGCCGTTTACTCCATGATCTTCACTGGCGTCTCGCGGTCGTTGACTCATGAATTGGTACGGCATCGTGCTGGGATGAGTTACAGCCAACTCAGTCAGCGATATGTGGACGAGTCGGACTGCGCTTTTGTCGTTCCACCGAGTATTACGTTGGCAAGCGAATCCGGTGCATGGTGGGCATCTTGCATGGGTAGGGCTTTGGGCCAATATCAAGCAATGATTGAATCTCTTGAGATGCGTTTTGCTGATATTACAGATAAGACGTTAAAACGCAAGAAAATCAGGGAAACGGCTCGCTCTGTCCTGCCCAATTGCACAGAAACCAAGATCTTTGTGACAGGCAACGCCAGAGCATGGCGTCACTTCCTTGAACTGCGTGGCTCGATCCATGCGGACGCTGAAATTCAACGGTTGGCAATCGCGGTGCTGAAAGTGTTGCAGGCTGAATCACCGAACCTGTTTGGCGATTACACGGTGACGGAGCAAGGGATTGACACGCAGTGGAGGAAGGTATGACCTCCATATTCGAGGCGATTCTTCTACTGTTTATGTGTTTGATGCTCTTGGTGATGCTGCTGGTGGTGGCAAGGTGTTGCTACTCAGAGGCGGTGGATACTTTGAAAGACTGGAGAAAGGAAAAATGAGTGAAATATCCTTCATCATCCTAGGCAAGCCATCGCCATCAGGCTCCAAGAAAGCGTTTCAGCACAGCAAGACCGGAAAGATTGTGGTGGTTGATACAGCTAAGGGAAAAGCCAAGTGGCAAACCCTGTGCAAGCGAGCTGCGACCGCAGCCGTGAAGGAATCAGGCTGGAAGTGTGCATCAGGGCCAATGAATCTGCAAGTCCACTTCACGTTTGCGAGACCTAAATCGCATTTCCGAACTGGCAAAAATTCGGCAATCATGAAGCCGACAGCACCATTCTGGCACACTCAGAAACCGGATAGGACAAAGCTGTTGCGCTGCTTGGAAGATGCTTTCAAGGGTGTGCTCTGGCAGGATGACAGTCAGGTGATTTCTGGAGAGGCTCGCAAACGTTGGGGACTAGTTGACGCGGCTCATGTCGTGGTCACCACCGTGGAGAAACACTGATGAAGTCCAAACGGCCTGAAATCAAGTTCTCCCGAACTGAAATGGAAGTGATGTCGCAGCATCAACTATTGGAGCTGAAACGCACCGGCACAGAATACGAACGGATGCACGCGATTGCCATCTTGGAAGACCGATCCGCAGGCAACACGCAGACTCACGGCTATCCAGCCATACCCGAACTGATGGCCAGTGCCAAAGGTCAACGGTCAGTCACAGGCATCCCAGTGAAGCCGAATCGGTATTTGAATGGATACCACCAGAACAGAAAGGCCAAACATGCTTATAAGGTCATTGAGATTGAAAAGGAGAAGGATTGATGAGCTGTCCTGATTACTATCTGCTGGCTAGCGGTCGAGAGTTTGTGGACTTTGCCAACAACGAGCTGAGTGCCTGGCTGAAACCGCGAGTGAACCATGAAGTCTATCACTGCATTGTGAGTGCGATGGAACACAGGTTTCGACGTGGGAACAAAGAGGGTGAAGCTGAGACAGATCAGGCCGCAGAAGCGTTTTGGCTTTCACAAGCGATAAGAGTGAGAGACGACAGCAAATATTTTATGAACGAAATCATACCAGTGGTTCTGGCTATGGTGGATACCGAACGGCGAAAGAAAGACAAGACGAGGCAGGCACAATGATCGAGCAAAGATGGTGCACGACTGATGGCACGAGCTGGACGCTCTCCCATGAAAAATACTGGGCACATATCGAGTTGTCTTTTGATAACACGACCTATTCCGCGAGCGTGGGAAGCCTGAAAGACAGACCGGAAGAACTGTCTTTGGAAGAGTTAAATCGAGATTACTGGCATGGCGAGTTTGACTGCCTGAAGAAAGCCAAAGAGTCGTGCATTTGGACTATTTTGAATAAAGAAGAGCAGGCCAAGGCGATAGCCAGTGTTTCGGGTTACGAAGGTATCTTTGATCGGGAGAACTACGATGATCAATCTTGATGATATTGCTGCTCTCACAGACAGCGAAGGCAAGGCGGTTGCTCTGAGCCTTTGGAAGCGTTTGCAGGTCGTGGACAAGGCGTTTCGCGAAATGGCGGCTGCGTTTGATTATTCGGGGTTAAAAGGCGTCGAAATGTACGAGGCGTATATCGCCCTGGTCGAGTCCGAAAGCAAAACTGGTGGTGAAAAATCTTGAGTACCCTATTGACGGTCGGTACGGCCTGTGATTATCGTCAAGATATGAATGAACCATTAGGTTCAGACTCGATCGCTCCCACGGATGGGGAAATCGACCAGAATATCACAAGGCGACTTATCCGCTCGATCCATGGCGTACAACCTGTTTTGATAGGTGTGGACGCATCTGGTTGGACGGAAGGTACGCCGAATCAACCCTGTCCTCATTGTGTTGATGGGCGGAAGGTTGACCAGCACCGTTACGCGATTTGCTTATCATGCACTCGGGCCAGTAAACAACTGGACCAGGCGATTAAACGAGCCATGACAGAACAAACGGAACTCATGGCGTTTTGGGCCAAGTTTCGGAACATCGCGATCAAGCAACGCGCTTTGATGCAACGCATGAGGCGTAAGGGTGTGATTGACAAGCCTGGACGGGGGAATCATGGCGCTAGGCCGCCGGGACTTAAGGACGTTGAGTGAAAGCTATTGACCCACCTCCAAGCAAGTGGACAAGAAGGTGAGATATGGGCAAGTTCCCAAACCCAGAGACACAATTCAAAAAAGGCGTGTCTGGCAACCCAGCCGGTTACAGCCGAGGTCGCCGTCAGATTGACGATCTGATTGAATTGATTGGCTTAGAGAAAAGCGAACGCGACATTTCTCGTATCTGGCTTCAAAACATTCTCGACGGCAACTTTGCGTTTTTAAAAGAGTATCTTGAGCGCCGTGATGGCAAGGTTGCCAGCAGCATCGAAATCTCTGACAAGCCCCAAGTGGACTGGGCGGCCATAGACAATGAGTGCGACACCCCACCACGACAGGCAGTTGATCCCAAAGGGGCTAAGCCGGTTCCTTCAAGCCGCAAAGCCGGATCACCAGTGGTCGCCAGAACATCTGGCGGAGTGCCGAAGGGCACTGGACAGGGTGACGATCGGTGACTGTAAACGGCTCATGCTGTTCCTTCCGCCCAGGCACGGCAAGAGCGAGCTGGCGACAATCCACTATGCCGCTTACAGACTCTTGGTGGATCAGAGTTTAAGAGTAATTATTGGAGCTTACAACCACTCGCTGGCTTGCACGTTCAGCAGACAGACGAGACGGATTGCCAAAGAGTTTGGCTTTTCATTCTCAGATGACCAGAACAAACAAAATCAGTGGTCGAGCGAACACGGCGGCGGGCTATACGCTGTCGGTGTGGGATCAGGTGTGACCGGCTATGGTGCGGACTTAGTGATCATTGATGACCCGGTGAAGTCACGGGCTGAGGCTGAGTCACCCACCTATCGTGCCAGGGTGATGGACTGGTATCAAAACGACCTCTATACACGCCTCCATCCTGGTGCTGCAATCGTCCTGATTATGACCAGATGGCACTCTCTCGACTTGGCTGGCCAGTTGCTGGAGCAGGCGAATGACGGTGGCGAACAATGGGAAGTGGTCAGCCTGCCTGCCATCGCTGAAGAAGGTGACCTGATTGGCCGTCAGCCTGGTGAGGCGCTATGGCCAGACCGATATTCCGTGGAAGACTTCGACCGAATCAAAAAAACCGTCGGCTCTTATGCCTTTTCGGCACTTTATCAACAGACACCAACGCCAAGAGATGGCGGGTTCTTCAAGCCCGAATGGTTCAAGATCGTCGAGCCTGCTCCGATCCCACCCAACTCCAACTTATGCCGGGCATGGGATACAGCCGCCACGGTGGGTGGTGGTGATTACACTGCCGGCGTTTGGATGTGCAGGACCGGTGACACCTACCGAGTCAAACACGTTTCCCGTGGCCAGTGGTCTCCAGCCACTCGACGAACAGTCCAGCGACAGATCGCCGAGACCGATGGCCGTGAAACGATTGTGCATTTGGCACAAGATCCCGGCTCTGCGGGTGTGGATCAAGTCCAGCATGACACTCGAAACCTGATCGGTTATGGGGTGATCAGCAAGCGCCCCACAGGCTCGAAAGAAGTGCGAGCAATGCCAATGGCCGCCGCGTTTGAATCTGGTTCGATCGAGCTGGAGAGAGGCGATTGGAACCGTGATTTCATCGACGAATTGTGTTCATTTCCAACCGGCAAGCATGACGACCAGGTGGATGCTGCTGCCGACGCCTTCAGCTATTTGAGTCCCATCCAGCCATTTCGATACGTCTCCTGACAACAACTATGCCAACACTATTCGACAACATCCGCAGCCGGTTTACCAAGTCCTTACGGGCGGGTGTCGCCGCAAATACCGCCGACATTGCCGCGACCTCATGGACTGTGGACATGATGACCGGCCTGTCGAACGACTACATGACCTTGGCGAGACCGTACAACCAAGTGTCTGTGGTTCAGGCCGCGATACAGGCGATGAAGCGCAACGCCACCAAGGCAACGATGCAGGTGGGTCGCTGGGATGAAGACGGCGGGTTTACTCCTGTCTACCACCCATTACAACAACTCTGGCAACGGCCAAGCCCCGGCGAGTCGGATGCGACCGTTCTGGAACACCTTTACTCCAGCCTGTGCGATAACGGCAACGCTTACGTTCAGGTGATCATCAACACCGCTGGCAATGCGGTGACTGAGTTGATGCCGATCCCATCGCCTTGGGTTCTGCGACCCATCATGGGCGAGAGCATCAACGAAGTTCTAGAATATCCAGTGATGGGCAGCGATTGGGGCAGGTCGTACAACTACTCAGTTCCCGCTGAATTGATGCTGGCATTCCGGCAGGGGCGATCAACTTACGCTCAGTCTCGGGGCGTTTCAACGCTCGATTCTGTCGTGGCTGAGATGGCGCTGGTCAAGATCATCGGCCAGTATGAGACCACCGTTTTATCACGGTCTGGTGTGCCATCGCTGATTGTGTCGCTCAAGACACTTGGCAATCTGAGTGACGCGCAGCTGTCGCAGGTCCAAGCCGACTTGGCACGAGCTGTGAGTGGTAAAGCTGTGGGCAGGCCATTCGTCGGGACCAGCGAAATGGACATCAAATCACCAGGCTTTTCGCCCAAGGATTTGTCCGTCTCAGAGATGGCCGACCTTGCGACCGCTCGAATCTGTGGTGTTTTGGGCTGGGCACCGATGTCGCTCAAGCAGCCTGACACGGGCAAGACTTATTCCAACCTGGTCGAGGCCAACAAGGCATCGTGGCGTGATGCGGTGATTCCGTTCTTGGATCTGGTCGCCGGTGAGCTGACACGGTTAGTACAAACTTTGCCGATTGCCTGCAATGGCATGACTTCGCAGCCTGATCCTGAACTTTGTGTTCGGTTCGACACATCGCAAATTGAAGAGCTTTCAGTGGATCGAAAGGCATTGATGGACATCGCCACCGCGGGTGTTAACGCAGGCATATTCACGGTCAACGAAGCCAGAGCCACTTTGGGACTTGGCGAGATGGAAGAGCCTGAAGAGGTCGAAGCTGTGGAACCGGAAGAGCCTGCTGCGGATGCTTCTGTTGATCCTGAAATGGAGGCTGAATAAATGGCCGGATCATACAACCTTGAAATCGAAGCGGGCGCTTCATTCAACAGAACGCTCACTTGGACTTCCAACGGCACTGCTGTGGACCTGACTGGAAGCAGTGCCAGAATGATGGTTCGCACATCTTACAGCGACTCCAACACAACCCTGAGCCTGATCACACCATCGGCTTGTTTGTCGATCAGCAATGCGACAGGTGGAGTGATCTCACTCGCGTTGGATGCTGCCACGACTGCCAACCTGGTTGACGGTGTCTATGATCTGGAAATCGTGACGGGAAGTGTTGTGCAAAGGCTTATCTCAGGGACTCTGACTGTATCACCGGAGGTGACACGTGGCTGATACAGTTATCATCACAGGTGAAAAGACGGTTACTGTCGTCACGGTTGGTGTTCAAGGCCCCGCTGGCATCAGCGGTTCATCAATTCCGGCCACAAACACCACGCTCGGCGGGATCATCGTTGGGGATAATCTGACAATCACGGGCAATGGGGTGCTGTCCGTAGCTGATACGTTTCAGCCTAAAACAAGCTGTGTAACTTACGGATTGACCGATACGCTCCTCCCTAGTGGCCCAAACACCTTTTATGTAACAGGCGAGCATGTCGTTCAGAGTGGAAGGAATTTTTATTCAGGGCTGAGGGGTAGAAAAACTTCTGCTGGCTCTTATTTATCGTCACCAATTACTTACGGGATCGGTGGTTATAACGTAGATGCTAACGGCACGCCAACCGGATTGTCGTCAATTGAGACTTCAGCCAGCGTAATCATCCTAAGTTCCGCTCAATCAACAGATCCAATAAGTGCCTCAACAGCAACGCTGAATTCTGCTGGAACATTGACTTTAGCGACATCTAACGGAGTGACAGGAGGTTCGTGTTCGGTATTTTTAGACGATGGTACGGTCACTGTTTCCGCAGGTGCATCAGGGGCACGCATACAACTTGCTGGAAGTGATGGCACGCTTGGTGTTGGTTTTAACGACTTCACGTTCAGGGTTGGGTCTGACAGTTTTGCTAAAGGCGTATCAATCAAGAGGCAAAGCCTGGTCACATCAGTGGCTTTTATTTACTCAGTCTCCAACGCAACAGCAGCATTTAACTTTGACAGCGGACTCTTTTTCTACGATGGCGACCCACTTAGCGCAGCAACGGAGCTTCAGCACAAATATACGAATACGTTTTCCAACACAACGTCAAGCACAAAGATCAGGCTCGTCAGGAATAACGCTGAGTTGTCGTTCGCCGAAATGAGTCAGGTCAAAACTACCAACTCCATCCTGACTCAAGGCTACGCTGATACTCGCTATCAGGCTGTCGGGGCTTATCTCACATCCGCAAACCTGACATACGCCAACCTCACAGGCACGCCTACCACTCTGGCTGGCTATGGCATCACCGATGGACTGACCATCTCCAGTGCCAACTCGACCTATTCTGTCTTAGGCCACACGCACAGTATCGCCAACGTCACAGGCTTGCAAACAGCACTGGACGCCAAACTTGAGTCAGCCAACTTTACTTATTCCAATCTGACTGGCAAGCCAAGCACATTTGCTCCATCGGCTCACACGCACGCCATTTCTGAGGTCACAGGGCTTCAGACGGCACTCGACGCCAAGCTACCATCGGCCAATTTTACTTATGCCAATCTGACTGGCACGCCGAACCTGACGCTCTATCTGACCACCGCAAACGCATCATCGACATATCAACCGTTGGGCAACTATGCCACGACATCCTGCCTGACGTTCAGCAATATTACGGGCAAGCCAACAACGCTTTCAGGCTATGGCATTACAGACGGTTACAGCACAAGCAACCCATCAGGTTACATTACTGCTGGTGCAAACAGCTTTACTGGTGCGCAGAACCTCCAAGACAACGAACTGATTCGGGCCAAACTCCGAGACTATAGCGAAACGGTTTCCAGCCCAACGATCTCAGCCGGAACGCTGGTTTTAAACCTTGAAACATCAAATATCTTCACGGTCAGTTTAAACGCTGCCATCACCACCCTGACCATCAGCAACCCTCCTGCGAGCGGTTCTGGTGGTTCATTTACGCTGATCTTTACCGCAGATGGAACAGCACGGGCAGTCACTTGGCCTGCATCCATCAAATGGGCTGGCGGCACTGCTCCAACGCTGACATCGACATCCGGCAAGGTGGATAGCTTTGCATTTTTCACCAGCGATGGTGGGACGAATTGGCAGGGTTACGTTGGAGGCCAAAACTTCTAATGCTAGCCAATATCATTCGCAACACTAAAAAGACTGGTATCGGTGGTGGAGGTGGTGGGATTGTCACGCTCCCTGTCTCCGGTGCTGCGTTATGGTTGGATGCCTCTCAGCAGAACACGATATTCAGCGATGCCGGCACTACGCCAGTCACAACTTCAGGGCAAAGCATTTATCAGTGGAACGACCTTTCTGGCAACAACCGGCACGCTATACAGGCAACCAGCGGAAACAGGCCGACATGGGTTCCACCAGCGAGCGGACAGAACGGATTGGGGGCAATCGGTTTTAACGGGTCATCGAAATGGCTCGATATTGCAAGTTTTCCGTCCTTGTCTACTGGTTACACATTTTACGCAGTAATTAAACAGGCTTCAGCCGATGGCTTCGTGTTTTGCACGGCAAACGCTGGCACATTCAACAGCATCGTTGCCATTTTCTCAAGCCCAGCAAGCAACACTATGGACATCACTCAGTGGGGGGCCGGGGTCAGGCAAACCGTAACAACCGGAGCGGTCGTAGGCTTTATCGGCACATATGACGGTTCTCACCCGACCGGAAACTTCCTTGTCAGGACTTCGTCAAATTCCTTCAATACCTCTGGAACACTTTCTCAGAACGCAGGAACGCCAGCCGCAGGGGCAGCAAGAGTGGGCCGAGCAACAAACGCGCAGTCTTACTATTTTAATTCTCAACTCTACGAGCTAGTCGTCCTACCTCGCCAATCAACAACCGCAGAAGATACCTCGTGGAAGTCGTATTCGGCCTCGAAATGGGGAATTACATGGTCATGACGCAAGCACGCTAACGCACAAGGATAACAAATGCAATACTGCCAAGTATCACCAAACGGTCAAATCTCAGGCCCACAGTGGCTACCACAGTCCTTCACGACTGTCAGCAACTTCAATGCATTGGATGACGCATCTTTAGCCACATACGGCTATTACCCGTACACCCAGTCGCCGATCCCAGCTTACAACCCTGCCACCCAGCGGATTCAGCAGAGTTTCACATTCGACGGCACATCCGTGAGCGATTCATGGACAGTCGTTGATCTGACAACCGCAGAACAGCAAGCGTATGTCATTCAAAGGCTCACCGAGATCGGCAACGGAATCGGCTCATTTCTGGATCAAGCAGTTTCAGTTAAGCAGTACGATTCGATCCTGTCAGCCACAAGCTGGACT